CTTTTGCTCTTATTGTTACTTTCTTGTTTCTCTGCTTTCCATTCTTTCTTTGTTTTTTTCTTTTTTACTTTCTTTTTTTTTTTTTTTTTGATTAATCTCTTGTTATCTCTATATCATTTCTATCTCTCTATTCTATTTAGTTATCATCTTTATCTTAATTTTATATCATATTTTTCATTTTTTATTTTTTTTTTCGAACGCACAGAAGTCATGGCTGGTGACAAGCCGGAAGAGATAGACATAAGCCCACAATATACCACGACTCACATCATTATTACGGGCATAAGCACTGGTATCATTACCATTGAGGCAAAGAGTTACCGTTCTATAGCGTTTGAGAATGTGGTAAATGGCTCTATTGATACCGAATACTGCAAGACATTGGCAATTGAAGACACTCAACTAAAGAGCCTCAGATTAAGCATTTGGCCTAACAAGCCCTACACTGTCAAGATAACACAAACAAAACCCGTGGAAGTAAGCGCATGAAACCAGCAATAACCTACAACGGAAAGCCTTTGACCGAGATGAAAGGACTAGACGAATACTATGACGGCGAATTAGATTACATGGTTGCAGATACACTTGACCAACTGGAGCAGATCAAGAATAATGAAATAGCGCCAGAGCCTGATACATACGGGGTAGACGGCGCAACAGACTAATCACACATAGCCAACCGAGAGGAGCTATATCAAATGAAAGTATCAAAATTTGTAAGTATTCCAGAAGAAAAGCCATTTTGGGGCGTAGATGACTCAGGCGACCCTGAAGTATTAATTAAACGCCATGACCAAATATATTCATTAGGCTGGGATGTGCCTTTAGACCCTGACTCTGTTGAATTTATCGAGTTTGTTAAGCCTGTAGGGTGGAAGCCTCCAACTGAGAAACAGGTGCAGGTTGCCAGTGATCATAAACGCGACATTGAGCGCTCTATAACTCAGAAAAAAGAAAAATACCTCAGCAAGCTAGATGAGCTTGGCGGCGAGAAAATAGTGTCAATCTATCCAATGCCCGAAGAGGGTGTATTCAGGATAGAAGAGCAGTGCGATGGTTACTATAAGACTCACTACACCAAGAAAGATTTACTCGCATTGGCAGATGAGATTATAGAGCTTGCTAACGGGGTGTATTGGTAATGGGCGCAACAGTAGCAGCAAAGAACAGAAAGGTGCGCAGAGAAGAGCTAAGAGCCTATTTAGCCGAAAGGGGTAAGCTAGACTATATTCTTGATAACATTGAGAAAATCGAAAATCTCGATACAAATTTAGATGTTAATGAATTAAACCGATTAAAGACAGCTAATGACCAGCGTATTAAGCTGCTTTCCAAGTACCTGCCTGATGTTAAAGCGGTAGAGGTAACAGGCGAGGAGGGAGAGCCAATACAGGCTAGAGCATCAATAGAATGGACAGTTCAGCCGGTAAAGCCAATTGAACAAGACACTAAAGGTTAATCACAAAATATGGGAGGGGATAAACAAGCCTCAACCCATTGTCGTATTTATAGGCGGTCGTGGCTCTGGTAAGTCGCTTGGAGTTGGTGACTGCCTAACCTTTGAGATGGATACGAAAGGCTATGACATATACTGCCTACGTGAATTCCAAGACTCTCTGAATGACTCTGTTCATCGTGTGTTTGAAGGCTCAGTCAACGATAGGCTAGGGCTTGATGGGTGGGACGTACAAGCCAGCACGGTAATCGCACCTAATGGGGCTAAGACCACTTACAAGGGCGCTAATCGCAACCCAGATGCAATGCAATCGGCTCAAGGCTATCTCAGGTCATGGTTTGAGGAAGCACACAGAGCTAGTCAAGCGTCACTTGATAAGCTACTCCCTACCATTCTGCGTAATCCCGGCGCTAAATGTATCTTCACGGCCAACCCTCAATCAAGCGGCGACCCATTCAGCCAACGTTTCATCGTGCCTTACCAAGAACAGTTAGAGCGTGATGGATACTATGAAGATGATCTGCATTATATCTGTGTAGTAAACTGGCGTGATAACCCGTGGTGGAATGAAGAGCAAGAGCGCTTACGTAAGTGGGACTTTGATAACCTGCCACGGGCAAAGTATGACTGGATTTGGGAAGGTAAGTTTTTGGATACGGTAGACGACGCCATCATTATGGCTGAGTGGTTTGATGCCTGTATTGATGCACATGAGAAGCTAGGCTTTAAGCCAAAAGGCAAGAAGGTTGTTGCGCATGACCCATCAGACATGGGCGCAGATGCTAAGGGCTTAGCTTATCGCCACGGCGTCGTATTCCATGAAGTATCTTCAAAAGAGCATGGAGACGTGAACGAAGGGCTAGATTGGGCAACAGATTACGCCATAGCTAAAGGCGCTCAAACGTTTATCTGGGATGGTGACGGCTTAGGTGCAGCGTTACGGCGTGATGCCTCACATAACTTCAGAGGTCATAACATTGACCAAGTGGTATTCAAAGGCTCACATAGCCCAGATCATCCTGAGAAAACCTATGAGCCAACCAATGACAACGCAGCTAAGCCGCTAAAGAATCAAGACCTATTCAAGAATAAACGCGCTCAATACTACTGGGATTTACGTGACCGTTGCTATAAGACATACAGAGCGGTAGTACATGATGAGTATTGCGACCCTGATGACCTGATCAGCTTTAGTGGCAAGATTAAACAACTTCAACAGCTACGCTCTGAGGTATGCCGTATTCCTCGCAAACCTAACGGAACCGGCCTAATCCAGATACTCAGCAAGCCAGAAATGAAGAAACTTGATATTCCATCTCCGAATATGGCGGACAGTGTTATGATGTCTTTAGCTATAAGTGATACAATCAAGCCTATCAAACGAGTACAGCCTAAACGGGTGTCTATAGCATGAATGATAAGCCTAGAGTAAGAGAGCTTAATAGGTCTGGCGATTCCATGAGGTGGATTGTGTCGTATGGCGGTTTGAGTAAGATGGCGGAGGTTAGTTCGTGCCAGATGGCAGTAGCGCCTAGATCGGTGGCTTGCGAGATGGAATATCAAATAAAACGAGCGCTAATCTATATCAACCGAGAGATTGCGAGAGAATCTAAATGGCAAAGTTAAGCGATAAAGAATTAACCACACTGATTGACTTCATGGTCAGTGACTCAGTAACAGAATCAGGCTCATACCAGAGCGACAATGAGAAATATTTAAAGTATTACAAGGCTGACAAGTTCGGCGATGAGGTCGAAGGTCGGTCGCAAGTCGTCTCTACTGATGTACGCGACTTAGTAGAATCTGACATGCCTAGCCTAATGCGGGTGTTCACAGGTGCAGGCGATCCGGTAGAGTTTAGACCAGTAAGTCAGACTCATGCAGCATACCAAGAGGCCAAAGAAAAGCAGGCTGTTGTATCGCACATCATTAGCACTATTGAAGACTCTTTCCGCACCCAGCACAACTGGCTTAAAGCTTCTGAAATCTACCCCATTGCGGCGTTAGAGTATGGCTGTGAAGAGGTCGAAGAAACTAAGACCAAGCACTACAACGACATATCTGATGAAGAGCTAGCGGCGACACTCGCAGAGATAGAGCAAGACCCTGACGTTATTGATCACGAAATATCCGAAGTATCTGACCCTGACGCAGCCGAGAAAGACGTTGAGATCATCGTAACATACGTCAAGAAGCGCTACTTCATGCGCAATATTCCGGTAGAAGATTTCATTATCAGCCGGAACGCAACATGTAAGAGTGACGCAGAGGTCATTGGTAAGCGGTTTAAGAAGCGCAGAGGCCAGCTCATTCAGGAAGGGTTTAGCCGTAAGATGGTCGAAAGCCTGCCTACCAGCGGCAAGAGTGATGAACGCGCTAATGGTATGAAGCAGATTCGCTTTGAAGAGCAAGGCGGCGAGTCACAAGAGAGCCATACTTACCAGCAGTGGGCCAATGAAGAGGTTGAAGGTGTTGACGTATATGCGCTGGTAGACTTCGACGGTGATGGTATCGCAGAGCGCCGCCATATCGTTAAGGTTGGTCATGTAGTGCTAGAGAATGAAGCCTTTGATCATGTGCCTTATGCGCTCATCTCTTCGATGCTAATGCCTGACAATATCATTGGTTTGCCTCGTGCTGAATTAGCTATGCAGGCGCAGCGGGCTATCTCTGTATTAACTCGACAGGTATATGACAATATCTATCAGGTTAACCACCCATTACGCACCTATACCGACGGCGTAGACGTTGACGCGCTGATTGATCAGCAATTAGGTGGATTGGTTCACACTGAGGCCGATGCCGCTGTCAGTAACCTTGAGATTCCGTATATTGGCGACAAGGCTCTACAAGTCGTGGCCTATATGGATGGCAAGAAACAGACTTCTACGGGTGCACAGCAAGCCAACCAAGCGCTTCAGGCAGATAACCTGCACAAAGAGACAGCCACTAGATTCGAGGGCTTAGAAAGCGCGGCAATGGCTAAGATTGAGCTTGTATGCCGCGTTATCGCTGAGACTGGCTATCGTGAATTGTGGGAAGGTCTATCTTGGTTCGCGTCACACTATCAGGATACTGACTTAGAAATCCGCGTACTTGGTTCTCAAATGTCATTCAATCCGAAAGACTGGAAGTATGACCATCGAGTATGCGCCAAAGTTGGTACAGGTGCGGGTGATGATGAGAAGACGTTGCAGAACCTATCAGCTATCTATCAGCTCCAACTGCAAGAAGAGCAATCCGGTTCCATGTTGGCAGACCGAGCTAAGCGATTCAACACGTTAGCTGAAATGGTCAAGATTACGGGCCGATCTATGGTTGACCAGTATTTCAATAACCCGGAACAGCCTGAGCAGATGGTCATGGCTGAGCGGGATATGTTGAAGAATATGGTGCAGCAGATGGAGATGCAGATGCAGAACCCGTTAGCTGAAGCTGAGCAGGTTAAAGGTCAGTTCCAGATGCAAATGGAACAGATGAAACAGAAGTTTAACGCTCAGATTGAGCAAATGAAGATGCAGCAAAACTTTAACGAGAAGCTGTCTGACGCATTGCAGCAGCGCGATAGCCAATTGCGAGAGCTTCAGTTCAAGTACGACCAGCTAGCCACTAATACCAAGTTCAACTATGACAAGCTGGAGACTGAGAACAGCACAGATATTGAAGGGGAAGGCACAGAATGAACAAAAACGAGAAGTTACAACGCGCAGAGCTAGCGCGACAGATTAAAGATAATCCTTTGTACAATGAGGCACTAATGCAGATACGTTCAGCCTATGTGCGAGCACTGTCTAACGTCAAGAAGTGCGAAGGGTACGAGAACGACTTAATGCAGATTCACGATAGCTTGCAAAACCTCGATAGGTTAGAGCGGGTAATCGACGGATATTTCGATAGCGGCAAGGTAGCTGTCAATGAGCGCGGCCAGTTTAATGATGCAGTTTGATTATAAGAACGTAACCGCTTAGAATATAACAATCTTGACAACCCTTATTAGGATCAAGTAATGACTGAAAATGTAAGTGTAAGCGATATTGCATCTATGTTGATGCAGCCAGAACCCGAAATCGAGTCAACTGGTGACGCTGAAGAGGCTCAAGCAATTGATGAGCCTAGCGAGGCTGAAGACTACGAGTTAGAAGCTGAGCAAGACGGTACACCCGAAGAAGTTGAAGACGAAGACTCAGAGCCTGAGTATTTCTCTGTCAAGGTAGACGGCGAGGAATTAGAGGTAACACTAGAGGAAGCGTTAAGAGGCTATCAACGGGACGCAGATTACCGTAAGAAGACGATGGCTTTAAGTGATGATCGAAAAGCGTTTGAATCGAGCAAGACGGCGCTAGATCAGAAACTGCAAGAGCTTGACTCTTATATTAAGCGCGAAGAAGAAACCCGCTTAACCGATGAATTAATGACTGAGAATCCGGGCGAATACCTGCGATTACAGAAAGAGCTAGCGGCTAAGAAAGAAGCCCTTGATAAAGCACAGTCAGAGCGTAACGCAGAGCTAGAGAAGCAGAGGGCTGATCTGGTAGCGGCTGAAACGCAGCGATTGACTGAGATCATGGGTGGAAATGACTGGACGCAAGAGCAGCGTAACAAGGACATGGCTAAGGCCACAAAGTATTTAGAGTCTATTGGCGTGTCTGAAGCTGAATACAATTCGTTTGTAGACCATCGAGTCTGGCGAATGGTATTTGATGCTGCAAAGGCTCAAGAGATGAACTCAGTACGTTCAAAGGTTAAAGAGGAAGTACGCAAAGCGCCTAAATCAGTGAAACCCGGCCAAAAAGTACCGCCGAGTGAGCGTAAGCGACAGCGAGCAACAGAAAACCTCAAGTCGTCTAACAAACACAACGCAGCAGGTGCCTTGGCTGAATTGTTAAAAACATACGATTAAGGTAATTAATTATGGCACTTCCAAGTAATTCGTTTACATCTTATGACGCGATTGGTAATCGTGAAGATTTAATCGACAAGATTTATATGGTCGAACAGACCAAGACCCCATTCACTAGCCGTATTGCTAAGGTATCCGCCTCTGCAACTAAGCACGAATGGCAAAAGCAGAACCTAGCCGCAGCCGTTGACACTAACGCAGTGTTAGAAGGTGATGATGCGACTACTGACGCAACCACTGCAACTGTACGCCTCGATAACCAAACTCAGATTTCTGACAAGGTTGCTCGTGTAACTGGTACTCAGGAAGCGGTAGACAAGGCAGGCCGTTCAAGCGAAATGGCTTACCAGCGCTCGCTGAAGATGATGGAATTGAAGCGTGATATCGAATCCTCTGCACTGGCTAACAAAGCCAAGGTAGTAGGTAACAACTCTACTGCACGTGTTGCGGCTGGTGTTGAGTCGTGGATTGCTACCAATACCTCTGCTGGTGCAACTGGTACTGATCCAACTGGTGATGGTACTGACGCACGTGGTGACGGTACACAGCGCGCATTCGATGAAGCTGACCTGAAAACCGTATTGGCTGCATGTGCAGACGCAGGTGGCGACCCTGATCTGATTCTGGTCGGTTCGTTCAATAAGCAAGCTATGTCGGCATTCTCTGGTAACGGCGTTACTCGTAACGTTGAAGCCAACATGCAGACATTGAATACTGCGATTGATATCTATGTATCAGACTTTGGCACGCTGGAAGTGGTTTACTCTCCATTCTCTCGCAGCCGTTCAGCTCTGGTATTAGATACTTCATTGTGGGCAATGGCTACCCTGCCGGGTCGTGCGTTCTCTTCTGTACCACTGGCTAAAACTGGTGACACAGAGCGTACTCAGATTATCACTGAGTGGACGTTAGAAGCGCGTGACGAAGAAGGCAACGGCATTGTTGCGGATTTGACAGTTAGTTAGTAGCTAAAATAGGGGCTTCGGCCCCTTTCATCCTATCAAGGGGATACAGAATGAGTGAACAAAAGCGGGAACGTGGCGTTAAGGTATTAGTAAAGCGCGGTATTTGGGTTGAACCTGAGAAAGGTGGCAAGGCCGTTAAAGTCGCAGCCGGTAATGTGGTTGTATTGTCTAAAGATGATGTTAAAAAGTTCGGCTCTGCGGTTACCAAAGACTTGCCGGACGGTGAAGATGAGTAAGACGGGCGATTGGCAATTGGTTGACATCGGTATGGACGGTTCCCGTCTGTACCATATGGTTGATGAGGATGGCAAAGGTCACTTTAAAACCGAGCTGGATGCCCAGCCATTTATTGACCGCAACACTAAAGCCAAGAACAACGAATCAGGCAATTGGAAAGGTGACTTGCACCATGTAGCTAGCATTGACCCTGTAACGTGGCAAGCTTGGTGGAATGAGTTTGGCGGCAATCCAATGGCACCAGAGAACAAGCCTAAGCTAATGGCTAAATTAAACGACCGCGATTATTCAAAATTACGGGTTAAATCAGGACGCATCTAATGAGCCTAGATACTTTTTCTAATCTCAAGGCAACAGTGATTCGCTTTTCTGGTCGTGATGATCTCTCAGACTTGGTTGACGACTTTATTACGTTAGCTGAGGAGAAGATGTTCAACAATGAAGATAGGCCGCTAAGGTTACGGGCGTTTGAGACAACAACCACGCTGACCACAACAGGCGGTGACAACTTCGTAGCACTACCAGCTACCTATATGGGCGCACGTAGTATCTCGATAGTCTCAGGCGGCGTAGAGTGCGAATTAAAGATGACCTCTCCAAATGGGCTGCGTCGTACTAATTCGAGCGGATTCCCTACTCAGGCATCAATTGAAGGCAGCAATATTATATTCAACACTACGCCTGACGGTGCTTATGATATCAACCTGACGTATTACGCACGACCAACAGCGTTAAGCACGTCTAATCCTACAAATAGCGTACTGACTAACCATCCAAGCATTTACCTAAACGGGTGTTTAGCTCAACTGTACGACTACACCAGTGAGCCTGATGATTCAGAGATGTACTACGGCAAAATGATTCGATCAATTAAAGGAGCAATGTCAGCAGACAATAAAGGCCGCTATCCTAATGCAGCCTCTTCTGTTCGCGGGAGTATTGCCTGATGCCCGGTCGTTTCAAGTACGTAGACTATCCAGCGATTGGCTCTAGCTATCGTTCACCTTCCTTACCTGCAAGCGCGCAGCGTATGGTGAATATGTACCCTGAAGCCCTAGAGAATGGGCT